AAACCTCATCCGGCAGAACCTCGCCAACCTGATGGACAGCAACGCGGTCATCTCCTACTCGGTCAACGTCTCGAAGGGAGACGCCACGACCGCCGCTCTGGAGGTGAACGTGGACCTCGCTGAACCTCTCCGGTTCATCGACAACACCGTGACGGTCGGTCAGTCCGCTACCGCGTAAAGACTCAATTCTGGAGGCTTTAATTCATGTCCAAGCAAGTTAACGGCGGAATTGACCGCATCGAATCGGCGGCGAACATCACCCTCATCATCTCCAAGGGTGGCGAGCAGGGAGTCAAGTCCTTCAACGGCTCGCAGGATGGTTCCGAGAACCAGCCGCAGGGCTACATGGAGGTCCCCATCTCCCGGCTGGACACCACGAAGGAGGTGGAAATCTCCGAGATTCGAGAGTCCTCGCTGAAGGCGAGCGGCTACTCGATTACCTCCATCTCCTACTCGGGGACGATGATGTTCAAGGGGAGTCGCATCACGAAGATGATTCCCGACTCGGCTCAGTCCGACTCTGACACCGAGCCGGGGACCAAGACGCTGGACGACTTCCTGTACGACGAGCACGGGGTTCCGGTCCCGGTGAGCATCAACATCACCCACGAGAAGAACGACGAGGACGAGATGTACCAGCACGTTCTCGTCACGAGCGAGTCCTACGAGGTCCGCTCCGAGGAGGCCACCGAGACGGCCTACGACTGGGTGGCGATGGACCGGAAGTCCGACCAGCCGCAGGGCTGAACAGCCCCGCCTCATCGGCGTACAGCACGCTAACTGACCCGTTCGCGTTTTTCTCCCGACAGACTGCATACCCATGAACGAAGACACTAATTCCGAGAGCGACAGCCCCAACATCAGCCGTCTCCGCGAGATGGCGATTCGGGGCAAAGAGTACCGCGAAACCATCGACTTCACCTACTACGGGATGGAGGGCACCCTGTACCTCCGCCCGCTCACCGACCCCGAGTTCCTGCCGGTGGCGGCCTTCCTCGAAGACCGCCTCGACATGGACCCGGAGGAAGCACAGGAGGCTCTGGAAGACGGACACGACCCGGACACGGACACCATCGACCCCTCGCAGTTCGATGACGAGTTCGTGTCCATCATGGCCGACGTGGCCGTAATGGGCATCGACAGCACGCAGGGCATCGCCGAGGGTGAAACCGAGGAGGGTCTGCGCGAAATCCTCGGCGTGGACGAGGACGGCAACCTCCGCGAAGACGGCATCGGCCTTCAGGGTGGGAAGACCCTCGTCATCGCCAAGGAGATTCTGGAAATCTCCTCGGACGCCGACAAGGCCGAAACCTTTCGCCGAGACGGGGGCGGCGAGTAGCGTCACCCTCCTGCTGGACAAGTACGACTCCTCGATTGTTGGCATCGAGAGCCAACTCGAACTAACTCCCTTTCAACGGCAGGTCATCGAAGCCGCCGAGGCCAAGGAGGCCGAAGAACGGGAAAAGAAACGCGAGGAGATGCGCCAGCAGACACAGCAGGGTGGGGGCGGCCCCTCACGTCCCCGAAACGCCCGTGCTGGAGGTGGCTCGCCCGGCGGTGGTGGCGACCTCGGGCAGGAAGAAACGGTTCGCTACATCAACAAGGAACTGAACCCGGACCACGAGGTTCACGAGGACTAATCTGACACATGGCAGTTGAAATCGAACTTGAACTTGATGCGTCCTCCGCCCTCGGGGAAATCGGGGCCGTATCCCTTGCTCTTGAAAACCTCGACCAGAAGTTCGATGACCTCGACGGCATCGACTTCGGCGGGAGCATCGGGGAGGTTGCTGAAGACCTGAACGAACTCCTTGATGCGCTCGATGAAATCGAGGCGAAGGTTGACAACCTCGGCGCGGAACTTTCGCAGGCAGCGCAAGAGTGGGACGACGTAGAAATCGGCTTCGATGAACCCGACGGCTCAACGGGCGGAGGACCCGGCGGAGAAAACGACCCACCGGACGACGGCGGCGGTGACGACAGCACTACCGGCACCTCCTCGAAGGGTTTCACCGTCGAACTTTCCGGCGTGCGGGAGATGATAGACGAGGACGAGTTCCCCGACTCGTTCGACTCCACGCAAATTACGAACGAAATCGAGGATGCGTTCGACCTCGAAGGTGGTTCCATTTCCGAGGCCGCCGTCGAAGGAATGGACCAAGGGGAACTCAACGAAGCGATGGCGGACGTTCTCCACGACGTTCGCGGCCACGATTACCGCACGCAAAATCTCGGGTCGGCGGCCATCTCCGACGACGAACTCTTTGGCCGCGGTGGTCGCATCGACCCCGACCTTGACGTAGATTTCAAGGACCAGTTCCGCGACGAACTCCTTAGCGTCGATATTGGCTCCGCGATGAACCTCGACCTCGACGGTAGGGAGTGGTTGGGGCACAAGATGCGGAACTTCGACTTCGGGTCCCTGAACGACGGAATGGCCCGGTTCCGCAAGAATCTCCGACGGCTCAAGCCGTCGATGAGTCAGTACCTCAATCTCCTCGCGGCCCTTCTTCCGATGATGGTCGCGTTCGGGGTGCAGGCCGCAGGCGTCGCCGCCGCTCTCGGTGGTCGCCGCATCACTAAAAAAGGTGTCCTCGGCCTTGGTCTGCTCGGTCACGCTCAGTCGATGAGCGGGGCGATGCAACAGGCCAAGCAGGAGGTGCGAGAGTTCAAGGCTGAACTCTTTGACACCTTCCAGCCGACGATGATGGAGTTCGCTCCGATTCAGTCGAAGTTCTTTGACTGGGCACCGGAGCAACTGGAAGGTGTTGCCGAGGCGATGGAAGGCCTCACCGCCTACGAGGGCACCTTCTACGACCTGTTCAACATCGGCGTCCGTGCCGCGGAGGAACTGGTGAATGTCCTCGTCCAGAACGAGGAAATCATCAGCGCGATGGCTACGGAAGCGGCTGGCCTCATCGCGTCAGGACTCGTCCGGTTCTTCCGCTGGCTCATCCAGACCGCCTACGAGAACTGGTCGCTGATGATGGACCTCGGGGCGGTCTTCATCCAACTTGCCCAAATCGCCTACAACGTCTCGATGGCGATTGGGCGCATCATCGCCGCCCTTCGACCTCTGTTCGCGGCTCTTGCCGGGCTGTCGAATCTTCTACAAAACGACCTCGTGATGGGCCTCCTGACCTTCATCGCAGTCTCCTCGATGATTGCCTACTCGGTCGGGAAGACCATCATGGTGATTTGGGGCCTCTACTCTGCACTCACCGCCGTCGCACAGATGTTGGCCTTCATCGGCGGAGGTTCCATCCTCGCCGGTATCACGACGTTCTTCAGCACGCTCTGGTCGTACATCACCGCGACCATCATCGCCCTCTACGAGATGAGTACCGCCGCCGCTATTGCGGCAACGGCACTTGCCGCGACCGGCGTTGGTGCGCTCGTCGTTGGAGCAGGAGTAGCCGCAGGCGGCGTCATGTCTTCGATGGCCACCAAAGGTCCGTCCGGCGGTGGGGGCTACGGTGGCCCCGGCCCGAGCCGGATGGGTGGTGGCAAAGAGGTCGTCTACAACGACCAGCGGACCTACGAAATCAACAACAACGGTGGGATGGACAACGCGAGCGAACAGCGCATCCGCGACGTGGTGAAGGAGACGAACGGCACGAAGACCTCGATGAACCCGCCGTCTCCGGGCACCGGCTCGTCGCAGTCTAACTCCGATGAGGGGGGCAACGGAGGTGGTTCCTGATGGTAAACGCACGACTTAGAGCAAGTAGCGGCGGCGGTGGCGGTTCGTCCGTCCGTGGAGCCTCGTACAAAGATGGGGACTTCCCCGATGACCCGAACACGCAACTGGGCTTCGAGGTTAGTCCTCACGAGGTTCCGTGGACGTTCGCACCCGAGTTCTACCCCGACCGCTTCAACCAGAAGAAGTCGAAGGAACTCGACCGCTACGCCGACGGTTGTGCTGGCGAGGAAGTGTCCATTAAGGCCATCAAGAACCGAGAGTTCCACGCGACCGGGGTCCTCCTCGAAGGAGAGATTCCGGTCTACCAGAAACTCCTCGACTTCGACGGGAAGGTGGACATACTCTCACCCCTCACGCCCTCCGGCGGTATGGAGTGCATCATCAAGGACGGTGAACTCGGCGAGCAGAAGGGGTGGGACCCCCACACCCGTCAGTGGATGTTCAAGTGGACGCTCGACCTCGTGTCCACGGGCCGTGACGAGTACCAGCGTGGTCGCAACGCCATCGTGACGGCCATCATGCAGGACGCTCCCTCGAACTGACCATGAGTTGTGGAACGCACAAGTGGACACTCAAGTTCCCGCAGGTCAACGGAAGTGAACCCTTCGAGGTTCGCCCCGTCGAGATGACTCTTAAGCAGAAGCGGCGGGAGTACGACTTCGCGCGGGTGAAACTTCCGTGGGAGGTCGGCGACGAGATGAAGCCTCATACCCGCTACGAGGGTGGGGCGCTTCGTCCGCGTCAACCTGCGGTACTGGCCCACGACGGGGACTCCATCCAGACGATGATGTGGGACCCGGACGCCGTAGACTACGGCGACCAGTACGTTCACATCGAACTCAAGGACCTCCAGCGGTCGCTGGAGAACGGGGTCGTGGACAAGCAGTGGGACCAAGTGAAGTTACAGGACGCATACCGCTATGCGTTCGACCAACGGCAGAACAAGGACCTGCTGACGGAAATCAAGTTCACTATCCCCGAAGATATGGAGACGACGTTGGTCGGGAGTGCCGCCTTCGATGACACGGACTCGACGGACGACTTCGCTCACTCTGCGGCGGCCTCATCGGAACGACGCAACCAAATCGCCCACATCGAACAGTCGGACACCTACCAGATGGTCGATGGGCACTACGCCGTGGACTTCAACAAGGTATCCCCGGCGAAGGCCATCTGGAAGTTGAACAAGAAGTACCGACTGACTTCGTGGGCTGACTCACAGGGTCGCCTGTGGGTTGGAACACCGGAGACGACTTCTTCCCTTCACGTCGCCGCGTTCGATGACGAGCGCGTGTGGAAATGGAAGGACGTGTCCATCAGCCACCCACGCGCTCCGGTCCAGAACGTCGTTGTCGAAGGTCGGTGGGTTGACGAACCCGGTATTGGCACACTGGACGACGTAGTGTCGTGGATTAACCCCGCCGACGAAGACGGATTCGGTGACTTTCGCGCGACCGGCGTTGCGAGCCGGGCAGACGTAGACTACGGCCTCTCGTTCACGGTCAAGAACACGAAAGCCAAGGCTGACGTGCTCGGCACGGTCGCCCGGTTGGCTCTCCGCGAGGAGATGAAGAAGCAGAACTCGGGGACGGTCGAAATCGACCCCGATGCCTCGGGCGACTTCACCGCCGTCAAGGGTGTTTCCCTTGGGGACTTCCTCCACATCGTTCCTCGGGACGAACACTTCGAGAACCCGACGCTGGAAAGTGGCCGTGTTGGCCATACACCACAGGAAATCAAGTCAGAGGCCTGTGGCGGTTTCACGCACAACGAAATCTACGTCATCACCGGCATCGAGCACAACCTCGATTCGCGTGGCTCGTGGTCAGTTTCCCTTGACGTAGGGATGTACCCGGACGTTCCCATCGAGGCGTTCGTCCGGTACTTCGACCCGCAGTCGGGCGAATACATGAACGAGGAACAGGTCTACGACGGCAACTGGATTGAAGACGACAGCAAGTTCTAACGATGGAACACGGACTCATTACCTCGGTTACGTACAAGAAGGGCGTCGTGCTTTGTAACGTGCAGGCCCTTCGGGTCGGCAGCGTCATTGGGAAGGTTCCGGTGATGAAGCCCTACTCCGGTACGATTCGGATGCCGAAGCCGGGGGAGAAAGCCATCATGGAAGTGCTCGATGACGACACGCGCTTCATCATCGGCTATCTCGCCCGCGAAAAGTCCCACCCGGACAACATGAAGCCGGGCGAGATGACGATTCAGGTGGACGACAAGACGAAGGTCGCGCTGTCCGAGAACTCGAACGGGAACTACGACCTGAACCTCTCAGCGTCGGGCAACGTCTCCGTCACGGCGGAGAAGAACGTCACGGTGGACGCCAAGCAGGAAGCAAAGGTTACGTCGGACGCTGACGTGACCATCAAAGCCCCATCCGGGGCGGTAGACGTGGATGGTGATACCGTGACCATCGACGGTGCTTCTGACGTGAAGATAGACGGCATCGACTTCGACCAACATACGCACAACTACGGCGACAGCACTATCGAGGACACGGACAGCGGTGGAGGGTCGAAGTCTACGACCACGAAGACCACCGACCCGCCGCAGTAGCCTGCTCGCCGCCTCATCGAGTTTCTACCCATGAAAGACCTCGCACTCAATAGTAACTTCTCTGTCACTCTGGACGAGCGGAACGACCTCGGCGAGGTGACAGGCCGGGAAGCCTTCGAGCAGTCGGTGATGGTCAGACTCACCGAGTTCATGCAGGAGACGCTTCCGGGCCTCACCAAGCGCGAGTCGGCGAAGCAGAAGATTCGCCTCGAAATTTCCCGCGTCGCCCGGAGTCACGACCAGTTGGACAGCATCGAAAGTATCCGCATCAAGGAACCCGACGAGAACCCGGACACGTATCGAGTCGAGGTCGTGTACGTGACCGATGAGGTCTTCTCGCGGGAGTTCACGGAGAACTGACTCATGGAGATTGTCAACGGTAGACCCCAGTTGGACACCGAGGAGGAAATCCTCGATGCTCTCATCGCGGACGCGAAAGAGCACTGGGGCGACGACCTCAACGACAACGACCTCTCCATCGTCCGCACGTTCTATCGGCCCATCGCGGCCCGGCTGGCCGAAACGCAGGAGAGCATCGGCCTCGTCCTCGATGCGTCGCAAATCGACTACGCGGAAGGTCAGGCACTCGACCTGCTGACGGCCCTCATCGGGATTCGGCGTGAGCCGCCCGAGTACGCGACCGGCAAGGTGAAGTTTAGCCGGTCGTCGGACGCGACCACCGATTACGTGGTTCCCGAAGGGACGATAGTCCAGACGGACTCCATCGACCCCATCAAGTTCGAGACAACGGATTCGGGGACCATCCCCGAGGGTGGGCGAAGTGTTACCCTACCCGTAGAGGCCGTGGAAGGTGGCCCGGAGGCGAACCTCGGGGCGAACACCTTGACGGTCATGCCGGACCCGCCGGTTGGCGTCGAGGATGCGACGAACCCGAACGAGACGAACGGTGGTGCGGCTCGGGAGAACGACGAGGAACTTCGCAAGCGAGCGAAGAACGAACTCGCACAAGGGTCCCGAGCCTCTGCCCCGGCGCTCCTCAATCAGGTGAAACTGGTTGACGGCGTTCGGTCGGCGACCATCTTCGTGAACGACTCCTCGACGGACAACACCGGCTCGGGTGGCCTCCCCGACCACTCGTTCGAGTTGGTCATCTCCGGTGGAGACAAACAAGAACTCGCACAGGCCATCCTCGACACGAAGGCCGCGGGTGACACGTCGTACTCGGGTGTCCACGGGAACGCTGTCTCGGCGACGGCTGACCTCCCAAACGGGGACACCATGAACATCGACTTCTCACGTCCGACCGAGACGCAGATTTACGTCTCCGCTGACGTGACGAAGGCCGATGACTTCCCCGGCAAGGACGCCCTCCGCGACAGCATCGTGGACTACATCGGCGGCATCCGCACGTCGGGCAACGAAACTGCGGGCCTCGGTACTGGCGAAGACGTGCTGTACGGCGAGGTCGAATACGCCATCCGTGACGTGGATGGTGTGTACGACGTTCAGAATCTCGTCGTGGACACGAGTTCCAGTGGCACGAACCAGTCGAACATCAGTATCGCGGATAGTGAGGTCGCCATCGCCGATGGCACGGACTCCTCGCTCTCCTTCAACGTCTCCAGCAAGTAACTATGGGAGAGGCCACAATCGCACAGACCGCGGACGATACTCCTACGGACTACCTCCTCCGCCGTCTCCCGCCGTGGATGCCGAAAGACGAGTCCACGGGCAACTACAAACTGGTCGATACCATCGGGCGGGCGCTCGGACGACTTGAGTCCGACGTGCAGACGCTCGATGAGGCCGTGACGGTTCAAGAAGCGAACACCATCGACCAGTTGCGGCGGTTGGCTCAACTCGTCGGGGTCCCTCCGCGAGAGAACGAGCCGGTCGAACAGTACCGTGCTCGGGTCATCGCGGAGTACCAGAAGATGACCTCCGAGGGGACGCCAGCCCACGTCATCAACAACGCGGCGACGATTCTGGACTGCTCCCCGTCGGAAATCGGCTACGAGAAGTTGGCCGAGAACGGCGTCGCACGGCTGGACGTTCCCGGCACGGCACTCGACCAAGTATCGCTGGACCAGAACGAGTTCGTCAGCATCATCACCGAGCACGCCGCGGCTGGCTTCCGCATCGAGGCCACCATCCGCGGCACGTTCACCTACGTCACCCCGACGGAGTACCAGAACTCGAACTTCGACTCCAGCAGGGGCTACGACGGCCTCGACAGCAACGGTAATCCGAAAGACAACGGCGGAACCTACGCCGGACTCATCGAGTAACTACACATGGCAAATTACAGCACGAACCTCAAGTCGTGGGGTGCTTCCGGCTCGACGTGGCCTGACGGCTACAAATACGTCGAGGGAGAGCAACCCGTTGACGACTGGGACAACTTCTTCGCCAGCAACGTCATCAGTGACGTGAAGGACCACCTCATCCCGCTCACGAACTCCCGCATCGAGAGCGACAAAGGTGGTTCCGGTGGCGAGCCGGAGTCCCCCGAAGAATCGCATCTCTACCACGACCAGACCAACGACCGACTCCGCGTGTGGGATGGAGCCGCCTCGCAGTGGCACGACCTGATGCACCGTGACGGGGACACCATGACTGGTGTCCTCGACATGGGCGGCTACAAAGTCCACGACTCGACCGGGACGCTCACCCTTGGTGGCACCGTCAACGTCTCCGGTACGCTTCAGTACGGGGGTAACGAGGTCGCCACAAAGACATGGGCTACTGGCTCGAATATCGCTGTCGGTGACCTTTCTGGTGTCTCATCGGAGGGGAGCGGCGGTGGTCTGAACGCAGACCAGTTGGACGGTAATCATGCTTCTGCGTTCGCTTCCTCGGGCCACACTCACTCGCTTGGCGACCTCTCCGACGTGTCGGCATCTGGTGAAGGTAGCGGCAACAACTTCAACGCCGACATGGTGGATGGCAAGCACGCGAGCGACCTTGGAAAATCCGCGTCACAAGTTCAGGGTGATACCCTGATGTTCAGCGGATACGCGCCGTACTGCTGATAGACAACTACAACACTACAACTTCGATACTATGGCTGACCCTGCTCTCGATTACAAGGCGATTAGCGGTTCGTATAGCCCAAACGGTAGCACTGAAATCCTCGAATCGTGGTCCCCCAACTCCGATGAACTCTGGTACGTGGATGAAATTCGCGTCCACGTCACCAACGTCAGCGGAGACGGATATTCAAACAGATTCGGTATCAGTATTTACCGTGGGGAGGGTGTATCAAATCCTCCTAATATCAATATAATCGGTCAGAATGAAACTTACGGTCAAGTAGAATTAGAGCCGAGAACCAACAACGTAATTAACAGAATCCAAGTGGAGGAGTTCATCTCTGATTCAGAGAAACTCGCGTTCGCTGACATAAACGGAAAAGACCGTGACTTCACGATGAGTTACGTCATCCAGATTCGCCGGGTCCTGTAAACGAGTTCTCAGCATCCAGTAAACGCCTCATCGAGATTTTACGTATGTCCGACAGTAACAACTCTACCGACGACGAGCCGGATGCAATCACGGTCGAGATTCCGCTCGACCCCGCTCACCGCCGGATGGTGGTCGCCTTGCGGAAACACGGTGTTCCGGTCATCGACGTTCTCGAACAGAACCTCACTCCACAGGCTGAAGCAGTCCTACACGACGCGCTTCAGACGGCAAAGTATGGTGAGGAGGCTGATGCCCGATGACCGGCCTCGTTCTCCCCCACTTCGCCATCGACGCCGATGACGACTACGTGGAGAAGTTCCGGGGCTACGTCTACCCCCGGATTCACGAGTTCCTGACCGAATACACCCCGGCTTACGGGGTCGGCACGGTCGGTGAGAGACAGTACGCCGGGAAAGTCGGCGAGCCGGAGGAGGTCATCGAGCGGGAGTTCGTGGACCTCGGCCTCGTGCGGAACCCCATCGCGTGCTACAAGTCACATCCTGATGGCCGCGAGAGCGAAGGCTCGTGGGTGCTCATCGCCGAGCGGGACGAGTACGACCTACTCCCCTCGGAGGAGTACCAACTCCACATCACGCTGTTCCCGCGGCGTGACGACAAGCGTGGCCGCGAGGTCTACGCGCATCAGGAAATCGACTGGCGCGACGCCCCGATGAAACACCTCCGGGGTGTGGACTTCAAGCCGAAGCACGGCGCACAGGACGCGAAGACGCTCCTCCATGACCACTCCTACCTGACGCTGAAACCATGAGCCTGCTCACCAACCTTCTCCCCTACGTCTCGAAGATGCCCCCGGAGGCCGCACTCCACCACGGCATCCTCATCGGGACGCTGTTCGGCGAGACGCTTCGGAAAACCTACCGTGGCTACCTGAACCGGAAGGCCGCGGGGCAGAACGGTGGGTAACTTCCCCGCCGAGTGCCCTGCCTGTGGTAGAGATTCTTCCGAGTTCATGTACCAAGGTGGATGCGCGACGTGCCCCTGTGGTCAGTGGGCCGCCTGCGGATGATGTAGCGGCATAGGGTTTAGAACCAGAACGGACACGCAGGGATAGTCCGACGACACCCTGCACCGGCCTCATCGAGTGGGACAGCGGGCGGGTACTCTTTTCTTCTGGTTACTCGATGAGGCGTCGTTCGACCTTCTGTCGGACGCGCTTGGCTTCTTTCTTCGCTGTCGGGGAACTGCTCTCGGAGTTCTCCACTTCGCTCATACGCTCCACGACAAAGGTTGCCTCGCGGGCGTTCAGTTCGGTCATACGTACCTTGACGCCCCAAGGCTACTTGAGGGTACACCTCAACTCTTACTTCGAGTCTTTACGAACGGCCAGTGGCAACGCTATGCGGCGCGAACCTCATCGAGAAGATGCCACGGACAGGATTTGAACCTGCGGACCCCTACGGGAGGGCATCTTGAGTGCCCCGCATTTTCCTGACTTTGCTACCGTGGCTCGGGTGAGTGTTGCCACTGACGGGTCTAAAACTGTGTGGTATCCGCCCGTTTGGGTAGCAAAACGTCGGGTGGACCTAATCCGTGGACGGAGAATCTTTAAGACAGTCACGGTGGAAAACGTGAACCGTGAAGGAGGATTCCGGCGTGTTGGGCCGCAAAACGTGGACGTGGCGAGCGCAAGCGAGCCACGGGGGTAGCCTGTCAGGCCGGAAACGGCGGCGGACTCAAGATTAGCCGCCTTCGGCGGCTAACGCTTCGCCCCTCAAAATCCCACGCGAGACGGCCCAACTCGTCGGGTATCCGCCCGAACAAGGTAGCAACCCACCCATGCCCGACGAGTCCACTTCCATATCCGACCAATACAGCAGTCGCACAGTCGAGATACCCTTTCCGCTCGTTCCCGATGAGTGCGCGAAGATGCTCTCCGAAAAGCAGGAGTTCGACTACCGGAACAAGCGGGAGGATTTCGCCCGATGGCTCCTTCTCGAAGGCAAAGACCCCACCGACAAGGAAGGCTACACGGAGGCCACAGCCAAACGCACGATGTACCGGGTCGGCATCTTCCAACGGTGGGTGTGGCAACAAAAGGACGAGTACGTATCCGACCCGGACGCCGACCTCGCCGACGAGTTCATCGAGGTACTGGCCTACGCGGACAAGAGCCAGTCACACAAGCACCACACCCTCCACTCGATGAAGCGATACTACAAGTGGCGGGAGCACGAGCACGGCGAGGACGAATGGGACCCCGACCGGACGTTCACCGTCTCGAACAGTCAGAACCCACAAGACCACCTCACCGTCTCCGAGCGGAAAACCATCCGACAGGCGGCCCTCGAATACGGGACCTTCCCGACGTACAGCACGGTCAAGACCGACGAGGAGCGACGCGAGCGGATGCGACCCTACGTCGCCGACTACCTCGGGAAGCCCCCGGACGCGGTGTCCGTTGCCGACTGGGAGGAAGCCAAGGTTCCGAGTTGGCGCTACACCTCGCTGGTGTGGGCCAGCCTCGACGCCGGGCTACGTCCCGATGAGGTCGCCAACGCCACGACCGAGTGGGTTGACACCGAGAACGCCGTGCTCCGCATCCCCAAGGAGGAGTCCTCAAAGAACACCGAAAACTGGGAGGTGAGCATCAAGAACGAGACGGCGGATGCGCTGGAGAACTGGCTCTACGAGCGTAGCCACTACCCGAAGTACGACGACACGAACCGGCTGTGGCTCACCGACAAGAACAACCCGTTCTCCTCAAAGTCCCTCGGGCGGCTCATCCGAAGGCTCTGCGACCGTGCTGGAATCCCCTACGAGAACCGGCAGATGAGTTGGTACTCTATCAGACACTCAGTCGGAACGTACATGACCCGAGAAGAAGACCTCGCGGCTACCCAACAGCAACTACGTCACCAGCGACCCGAAACGACGATGAAGTACGACGCCGCACCGCCCGAAGACCGCCGCGATGCCCTCGACAAGATGGGCTAATCCCCATCGAGGCGGTGGATGGCTTCCTCGGCAGAGACGTTTTTTTCGTCCAGTAGGTTTTCTACCGACTTGGCACCGAACTCCGTGATACGGTACACGTTCAGCCGTCCATCCTCCGGGTGGTTTTTCTTCTCGATGACTCCGCGCTCGGCGAGGTCCCACAGGATACCCGACGCTTTCTCTTTCGGGAACTTCTCATCGAGCGGCATCGGGCACCCCTCGCGGAGTTCATCAAGTTCGAGCCAGTCTTCGTCACGGAGATGATATGAGAGGACTGCCAGCGAACACGACTTTGACCCGAGCCGGAAGTTCACGCCTTCATCGACGCCGTTCTGTATGACTTCGGATGAGTCAAGGCAAAACCCGTCTGTGGCCTCGACTTCGACCCGGATTCTCTGTACGTCTTCACCACTTACAGTCTCGAAGACGGATTGGATGACTTCTTTTGCGTTGCCAGCCTCGACTTCGAGACTGAGAGTTTCTGTCTGGTCGTCATCCATATCCGCAGTTACGGTTCACAGGCTTCTAAATCTGGTGTCCACTTTCCGTTTTACTACACGGGGACCAGAACACAGCAATAGACAACAGCACCGGCCTCATCGGAGTTTTACTCAAAGGGGGTCAGAAAACGGGGATTAACCCCTTTGTGTTAACCCCCTTTGTATTTCCCCCTTACAACGAGTTGATACTCTACTGGTATGGCCCTCGGTAGGCCCACCGGGGGATACTGATGTGACCGTCACGGGTGACGGCGTAGACCAGCGGGAGAAAAAGCGCGGCGACGCCTGCTACTGCGGCGAACGCTCGGACGGCCAGCGGCGGCGTGCTGACGGCGAGCGCCACCGATATGATGCACACTACTGCCGTGATGAGAAACGGCTCAAGACGCGACTCACGGCGCTCTGAGTCTTTGGTCATTTACAGAATAGTTACCCGCTATTGCACGGGTGTTTTTCAGACACTCAATCTGAGAATCGGAAAGAGTTTTTAGGGTCCGTCTGTAAGGGCGAGGCAGAGGGAACAGGCTGGCTCATTTAGGCGTGGACCGGCCTCTGTTCCTTTCTCACCGGCACAATACTTCGAGCAGTGGCGACACTACTCCACGTTGATGGTCGCCTCGATGGGCGTCTCGACCGTGGGTTGCTCCTCGATGTTCACGTCGAGTTCGTCGTGCCCGGTTTCATCCCGATGGGCCGCCGCAGAGACTTCGATGATGCTCTCGATGTAGTCCGGCCACCTCCGCACCGGCTTCTTCTTCGTGTTCAGGTGTTCTTCGCCACAGATGCCGCACTCGGCAACGATGTGGCGGACCTCGCGTTCACGGATGGCCGCGGCGATTCTACCCATCGAAGGTTCCCTCCAGTTCGAGCGTGAAGTCATCGGTCAGGTCGCCCTCGGCCTCGAACGACACGAGGTCTACTTCTACATCGACGTGACCGGGCCGCGAGTGTTCGGTTTCGACTCGGAAGGTCAGTTCCCCGGAGTCGAACGGGTCGGGAAGACCCTCGCCGTCCACGGAAACGGTCCTCGCCCCCACCTCCGGTGAGGCCCCACTGGCGTACTGCGTGAGCCGTTCGGGGTGTTCGATGACCTCGTGAAGTTTCCCACAGTCCCGAGCGAGAACACAGGCAGGTTTCCAGTCGCTCACCGCTTCGGAAGGCATCACCCTCACGTCTGTCCCCTTGTCCGGGTCGCCGACGAACTCGATGACCCGCTGGTTCCACTGCATCAACGGGTACTGCTCTTGGAACTTCGTGAACGCGGCGTCCACCTCGTTCTGGTTCGGCTCGGGAACGTGGTCGGACCCGAGGAACCGGAACTGACGGTTGTATTTGGCGTCGTTGTACCCCTGTCGGTAGATGCTCTCGAAGACAGATTGCGGAATCATGGTCAGTCGAACAGGGCGTTGAGGCCCCACGCAGTGTAGTCGGACTCGATTTCGCAGGACGGGCAGGTAATTCCGGTGTAGGAACCCACGTCCATCGGCTGTACGGTCGTCGGCGGCAGGAGGTCGTCCACGATGTGCTCCTCGCCACACTCGGGACAGGATTTCATCTCGAACTCGATGAGGCTCCGGTAGTCGTCAGGGTCGATGTGTTCTGCGGGTATCCCCGGTGGTGTCGGAGTAGGTTCGGGGAGGTCGAGGTCCCTGACCCCCATGCCTACGTTTCTCCTACGATTTTCCGTTGCTCCATTTCAGGAAGATTTTCTAACTTCGGATGGCAGTCATCGCAGACCTGAACAAGGTTGTTGTGGGTGTGGGCTTCGTTCGGGTCATCAAACTCCCGTACAGGAACGATATGGTGGACCGAGAGACGCCTGCCGTTGTCATCTCGACTTTTCCCACAGGCTTGGCACACTCCACCATCTCTGTTTCTGATTTCCTCGCGGACCTGTTCCCACTCGTCTCCGTAGTATTGTCGATACCCTCCCTTGAAGTTCGGATGGGAGTCACCAGTGACGTTCTCGGAGAGCCAGTTTCCGTAGCAGTCGGACGAACAGAACAACTTTTCCGCTACATCGAACCGGGAGGGTACTACCTTGATTTTTGCATCACACCACGAACACTCGGTTGTTTCTCGACTCCAGTTTGGGTTTTCCTGCCCGATGAGGTTCACGGACTTCCACTCTGATTCGCACTCACCAGAACAGAATTGAGTCTCGAATTTTTCTGCTCTGGAACGAGGCCGGTCGAAGGATTCACTACACCATGAGCACTCCACTTCTACTCGGTCAGATTGCGGGTGTTCCCTGCCGCTGACGTTCTCGGAACGCCAGTTCCCGTAACACTCACCATCGCAGAAGTGGTTGTCTGTCCGTTCGACTTTTGAGGGGTACTTTTCGATGGAAGAACCGCAGTGGGAACACGTAACTTCTATCATGGTTACATGAAGGCATCGAGGCCACTTTGGGATACTGCATCCCCGCGAAGTGCGGCAGTTACTTCCAGCCCGAAGGAGTCGAGCACGTCTTCGAGCGGGTTCTTCAGCGTCTTCCTCTGCATCTCCGACACGTCCATCTTGAAGTCACGGTCGGCGGTCTGGAGGTCACGCTCGGACTCGTAGGAGATTACGTCTACCTCCTCACCGTTGACCGTGTGGGTCGGCTTGACCTTCGCCCGCATCGGCTTCGACCCTTCATCGAACTCCACGTCGAGCAGGTGGTTGGCGAACCATGCCGCCCGCGGAGCCTCATCGCGCGGATGGTCGCCGGTCGTTGACCACGAGTAGAAGTCATCGTGGTCGGGCCGGTCGGGGTCGATGCCCTTCCCGAGGCCCTGCGGGATGCCAAGGTACTCCCAGTCGGGGTCCTCGGCGTCTATCCGGCTCGCGGCCTCGAACACGCGGTCAGCGACCTCGCTCTTGTCGGCCCCACGGACGATGGCTTCGAGAACGTCCTCCTGCGTCTCCTTCGTGATGAGCGCGAAGTTCGACTTGACGCAGGCGTATCCCGTGACCGAGAACTTCCCGTAGTGGTCGTTCTCCCAGTCAACCTCGGGTGCGGGCTTGTCGATGCCCACCACGTTCTCGAAGTCGTCGCCTTCGTCCCACGTCTTGAGGTAGGCGTAGTGCTTCTTCGAGCCGGACATGAAGAACCGCTGTGCCCGCATCTCGACCTCGATTTCCCACCGATTCTGCTCTCGGGGGATGTTGAACTCGTCGCAGAGTTCGGGGTACACCTCGTTGGTCAGCGTCTCGCAGACCTCCTCGGCGTACTCCAGCGTCTCGACCTGCCCCCAATCTGTCGGGAACTCGACATAGTTGCTGTCCGTGTCGCCATATGCCACTTCGGCGACAGTTTCCTCGTCCACGTACTCCGCGGTGCGCTTGATGACCCGCTGGCCGGTGAGGGTAATCGCCGCCGCGTCGTGCGGATTGTAGAGCGGCGACTTGTCCCACCCCGAATACCCATAGAACGAATTTCCAGTAAACTGAAACTTTCCGTCACGGCCAGCGAGGAACGTGTGGTTGTCTTCGACTTCGAGGCAGTAGACCCCCTCATCGGACTCGGACTCACGCCGCTCCGACGACCGATTCATGCGGAAGTGGTTGTTACCGTCGTTCCATCGAACACGGTAGCCGTCCCATGACTCGTCGTAGTTGTAGTGAGTGTTCTGTCCGAACTCGACGGCGAGCCGCATGAAGTCGTCACGCAGGTCCTCAGATTTCGTAGAGTACCGATTCTGTCCCTTGTCGCCGTCGCCAGCGATGAGCGTCTTAAACAGGAGTCGCTTCTGTTCAGGCCGAAGGTCCCACACGAAGTCGGGGAGTCGCTTGTTCTCGGACCCACGACCACAGAGGTCTTCGAGCAGGTCGCCGAGGACGTGGCTCGTGAACCACAACTGCGGTTCGTCCGCCTTGTAGTCGAGGCCACACCGTTCCAGAACGTCACGGACGGCAGGCCGGTCGCCAGCCTCTTTCTGCGCGATGTTGACCGTTACGGTGTCACCATCACGATAGACCGACCCTTCGGTGACGTACCACGCGAGCAGTTCCACGAAGGCATCACCATCGTAGAAGATGGGGACGAACTTCTGGTTCCGTTTCGCGTGGACCTCGGTGGTCTTGTCTTCGCACATCTCCTCGATGGTCTGCTGGTGAGCGAGGTAGTCGTCAGCGTCCATGAAGTACGCACTCGTGTTGTCGTCGTACTCTACTTCCACGTCGTCGGGGAGGTTCGAGGTGAACGTCCGACCGTGAACGTCGGGGTGGACTCGGACTTCACAACCGCCGATGACTTTCTCCTCGGCGATGGAGAACGTATCCATCCCCGGCCCGTGGATGTTCGGATTCGACCCGACCGACGTGGGCATCTCGTAGCCAGCCGACTGCTTCAGGTCGCCAGCCTCCACGAAGGAGTAGTTGTCCTCTTGTACGTACCCATCGTTCTGCTTGACGATGGTTCGATGGTTCGGAGTGAGCGTCTGTGCGATAGAGTCGGTGTCTATCTCGATGAGGTCGCCGTCGTAGTCCGGGTAGGCGAACGTCTCCGTCACCTCCTTCAGTTCCACGCGCCCCGTTTTCGGGTCGAGGGAGTAGACTTCATCGCCGACTTCCACATCCTTGATGTTGACCACGCCATCGGCGGTCATCACTTCGTGGTCGCCGGTAACGCAGTTGTAGATGGTCTTCGTCACCGAGTAGGCTTCGGCGGCCTCCTCCCACTCGTCGGTGCCGTACTCGGCGGCGTTCCGCTCGGCCTTGAACTCGGCCTTCACCTCGTGGTACTCGTCCACGAGTTCGCGGATGATGCCGTCCTTGTCGTTGCGGAACGTCTGCCCGTTCTCGGCGACGACGTGGGGTATGTCGTGCTTCCACGCCTTCTTCTGGTCGATGCGAACGTCCGGGGAGGCGTTCAGCATCCACTGCGTCATCGGGTAGAGCGACGCAAGGTCCACGCCGCAGACGTTCACCTTGACCCCGGAGAACGACGGGAACACGTAGGCCCCCTCGTAGTTCACCTCGTCGGACCCACCTTCCATCGCCTGCCGGACGTGTGGGTTGTCGTACTTCGTGATGAGGGCGAGGTCGTGCTCGAAGCACTTCCGGCGGACGCTCATCTCGATGAACTCGTTGTTCTCGTGGGTCCGCCGCCAGTCCACCCCCACCATGTCTTTCAGCCGCTTCTTGAACCCGAGGATGTTCTCCTCCTCGGTGATTTCGACCGTGAGGCGGGTGTCTTTCGCGTTGTAGTTCAGGAACTTCACGGGGTCCTCACGGTACATCTCGTAGAACCCCATGTCCGGGTGCTCGATTTTCGCATCATCGAGCGCCTGCTCCGCCACGTAGTCGAGTTTGGTCGAGCGGGGGTTCGTGAACTTCGTGTCCTCCCACCCGTCCATCAAGTCGTAGAGCGCACGGCCCGTCACGTCCGGCGTAAAGTCGTCGTCCCACTCCTCCACGTCAACCATCCCCTCACGGGACAGCCGTTGCGGAGCGGCACCGACCGACTTCATCCGCTCGATGAGGTGGGGCAGGTCGAACCCGTCAGTGGAGTCGTCGCCGGAGTTCCAGCCCGTGATGAGGTCCGGGTTCTTCTCATCGACCCACGACGCGAACTCGATGAGCATTTGCCGTTCCTCGGGCCGGAACATCAACTCATCCAGTTCCGTGAGGCCCATGTCGTCCAACCCCGCGGGCTTGCCGTCGAGGTCGAAGTGGTCCTCGATGCTCCGCCCGTGGAGGTCGATGAAGCCCACGTACTCGTCGTCGTAGGAATCGTGGGCCACGATGGACAGGATGCGAGCCTCGCCGGGGTCAGGGAACCCGGAGTCACGGTCGTCCGTCTCTATGTCGAAGGTCATCACCCGCGGCTCCACATCCTCGATGGTGGACGGCTCTACCTCGTCGTGGTCCACGATGATGTGTGAGCCATCCTCACGGGTCGTGTGGGTCGGAACCCGAACGCCCGTCTCTACGTTCTTGTCGATGCGGAACCGCTCGGTGAACAGCGTGTCCGCCGCCCACGTCTTCTCGAACTTCTCTCGCAGTTGCCGCACCGCGCCGGGGTACTCGGCGACGACCTTCACGAGGTCAGTCTCCTCACGCCACGGCAGGTCCGCGGCGAAGCGGTCTTCGAGCGCGAGGGTGTCCGTCTCCTCGAAGCGAACCAAGTTCTCGTGGTTCGCCACGGCGACCTCATCGGCGTCCTGCTGACGAGTGTAGAAGTACGGCTCGAAGCCCTTGACCGTCACCGTCCGGGCTTCCTTCTCTCGCGTGCGCCCGTACAGGCGGATGATGACCTGCTCGAAGTCGGTGTCAGACGGGTACAGCGTCTCGGTCGTGGTGATGTAGAGTTCTTCGTGAGTCACGCTTCGTACTGGCTGAAGGCGTACTCGTCTTGCTGGCGTTCGTTCTCCGGCTCGTGGATGTGGTCGTCGCCGTCCCACCCCGAGCCGTCACTCTCTATCCACTCGTCCCGCTCGGGAACCTCGTCTTCGAGGTCGTCTTCGCGCATCTCGTGCTCGTCGTAGTCAACGTTGGTTGGGTCCATGTTGTGTCACCTCTCGAAGGAAACTTCGCCCACGGCCCACGTTCGTCGCGCCATCTCGATGGCAACGACTCGCTGGTGGTCGTGGAACTCGCCGCGACTCTGTTTGATTGCCTGTTCGCCCTCTACGATGGTATCGCTCTGCGGCGAATACGCGATGAGCGGCGCGTCCGAGAACGATGCTATGTCGAACTCGAACACCTGTCCTTTGTCGGTCGTCTCCTCGATGTAGACCGTCTTCACGCCACGGTCGAAGATGGCTTCGAGGATGGGGACGCTGACCGCGTAGCCGTCGTACTTCCGAAAGAAGTGCTCCTGTGGGTCACGGGTGAAGACCGCGACCGACTCGCCGCGAGTCCACTCGAACCCAGTGAAGCCGATGACCGAAGTCCTCTCCGTGGGATGATGGACCGGATGGCGAAAGTCGGCCCGAGGTGCGTCCCGGTCAGAGAACTCGGCCAGCGACGCCATCAGTTCGACACCTCCACCTTGCCGCAGTCCCACACTACCATGTCATCAGGGTCGATGACCCGCATCGTCTCCCTGTTACCCCTACCCTCGAAGGTGTGAGGATAGGTCGAATCCTCGAATTTGCCGCTCGGGAGGACGTACACCGTCTCATCGCGGAGAACCACGAGGTCGTACCCCTCGCGGATGAGTTGTTCCGCGTCACTCGGAACTGCGAACGCCTCGTGCTCGGGAAGCGCCTCGGCTTTGAGCACCACGGCGTCCGTTCCGAACAGCGTGTTCCGTGCAGTGAACCCGACGACTTCCGCGGGGTCGAACGGGTGGCTCATCGTCTCGCGCAGTTCCAGTTGGGGTGGGTGATTCTGGTACATCAGTTGTTGACCTGCTGATTGATGGTGTTGCGAAGGTCGCTGACCTGCTCGGCGCTGTCCTCATCGAGGTAGACGGCGCTACCGGGTGTCGTCGCGTCCTCGGCGAGGTCGAGCAGGCGGTCGAGAGTCGATACCTGTTCGTCTTCGAGTTCGATGTTCTCGCTCATGTCGGAACCCTCGGAAGGTTGCGTCCCGCCGACGCGGCCCCGTGGTCTGTTGGGACCGGCGACGGGTTCGAGACGCAAGAGTGCGGGCGCACTGCCCTCACTCAAAGAGTCAAGGTGTGGCGAGTTAAGTCTTACTTTCCTACTCGGTCAGTGGCGTCATTGTTGTGCGTCGATGGTGTTGGCGATGGTTTCCGGCGTCGGGTTGCCAGTCCGGGTCGTCTCCTCTCGCAGTAGTTCCTCGATGCGGTTCAGCGATTCCGAGTGAAGCGTGATGGTTTCGTTGCCTTCGGTCATCGTTCTGGAACCAGAGGTGAAACGGCGGCGTGGCCGAGTTCGCAGAGGTAGAACAGGAGCCGCATGAATCCGATGAGCAGGGCGGTGCAACCGATGAGGACGAGGAGGCCAACAGCGAACAGCCCCCACATCATGTCTTCGAGAGCCGGTAGCACATTTCGGTCACGACAGCGGTGAAGCCCGAGACGCCGATTCCGAACAGAAGAAGCACGAACAGAGCGGTTACTCGTTCCATGTTGACGGACACTCGTCGTAGAAGAAGCATTTCCCGTGGCCGTAGTGGCAGAGGGGTTGCTCCTCGACGGGGAAGTTCTCCTTGTCCGTCGGGTCCTTCTGCATCCCGAGGACGGCCTTCTTGATTTTCCACCGTCGCTCCTTGTCGGGGTACGGTGAGATGATGAGTTCGTCCTCGGACGGGTAGTAGCCCGCCACGGCGTCCACGTCGAAGAACTCCTCGAACAGCCAGCCGTAGAACTCGCCTTCGAGGAAGATGCCTTCGTCGCGGTAGCGCGGGTCGGGAACCGAGCCGGTCTTGTAGTCGAGGATGGTGACGCCGCCGCCGTTGACCCCCGGAACCGAAGCCGAGTGGTAGATGGCGTCAGCCGAACCCATCCACGGAATCTCGCCGACCGGCGGCCCGTCAGGGTTGATGTAGGCGTCGTCGGGAACCTCGCGGTCCTCGGGCGGCTCGCCGAGCCACGCCTCGGCTTCAACCTCGATGGGTTCCCACGAGTTCAGCGTCTCGGCGTCGAGGTCGAGACTGCCGTGCGAGAGCAGGGCATCAGCCTGTGCCACGGCGTCTTCGGCCTCACGCCAGCGCCGTAACTCGAACTTCCAGAAGTTGCCGAGGTACGGTTCGAGCCACTGGCTCCAGAGGGTGTAGTCTCCCGGCATCAGGTCCGCGAAGAACTCGGGACGCTCGCCGACCTCATCGAGATGTTGCTTCAGGTTCTCGTGGAACACCTCGAAGGCTTCGTGGACTTCGGTGCCACGCTCGGTGTAGTAGTTCCCCGGCGGCCTGTTCTCGGTCCAATACTTGAACCAGAACTTCCGGGGGCACTGTTTGAAGGTCTTCACCCGAGACTTCGACACGTAGTCGAGTCCCGCTTCGACCTTCTCCGGGTCCACGGTCAGGTCGATGTTCTCGGGGTCAGCCCCGACGTTGCCATCCGCGTCCGTAGTCTGTGGGGCGCTCATAGCGTGGGGAACACTCCGAGGTAGGCCCCGACGACGTACCACGCGAGAGCGTCCACGATGAGCGGGCCGCCGAGGCCGAGGTTGAACTCGCCTTGGTAGTCAGACAGTGCCACGAGGCCGAGCACGATGATGGAGATAGCGAGGGTGAACATCGGTCTACTCGACCCGACCGCTCATCGTTGGCCCGCCGTGGGTCGGCTCTGCGGTCACGAACTCGTACATCGCCTGCACGCGCTCGTCGTTGGGGACACCTTCGAGGTGGTCTTCGAGTTTCTGGTCGCGGCGCTTCCAGTGCCGAACCTGCTGGTCGATGACCAACGAGGCGGCATCCCCGAGTTTTTCGACCGCGCTGGTCGGCAACTGCTCGATGAGGTCGAGCGGGAGGTCGGTCGTCGCGTCGATGAGGACGTGGGCCGCATCGACCTGCTCCTGCGGCGTGAGGGCGTCGTAGTCCTCCACGTCGTCCATCGCGTCGGGGAGACGGGGGAAGACGTTGAACAGCATCTCCAGCCGCGTCGGGGCGACCACATCGACGGCGACTTCGCGGTTTTCGATTTCGATGCTTGCGATGGTGTCTTCTCGGACAGTCATGTGTTGAGTTGGGATTCCAGTTGGTTGACGTGCTCAGTGATTTCGAGTGCCTTGTCGTCCTCGAACTCCACGACGACGACGCGCTCATCGTCGTTTTCTTCAAGGGACGTGGCGACCTCGAACAGTACCCCTCGCAGGGACTCCTTGCCGAGGACGTTGAAGATGTACGCCCACTCGGCGTTCGGATTCCGCTCGTCGTCGCCGCTCATCCTTGGATGACCTTCTCCATCTTACGGGCGTGGTTACTTCGCGGCTCGAACTCGGGGAGGTCATCGAGGAACTGCTCTGTCTCCGCGATGGTCCGTTCGATTTCGAGCGCGAGTTCGTCTATCTCGCGGTGAAGTTCCGGGTCTTCGTCGTCGGGGTAGGGGTCAGTCTCCCCCATCTTCGACCATCTCCTCCAACTCCTCGCGGACGGCGGAGAGGTCGTCCTCGTCCATTTCGAGGCGGAGTTCCCATCGGTCTTCGTCTTCGACCGGGAGTCCTTCGAGGTCGTCCAGCATCGCCTCGGCCTGTTCCTCGTTCTCTACGATACTCTGAAGTGCTGTGGTGTCACTCATGGTTGAGTTTGCTTCCGCAGTTGGCGCAGAAGTCATCCTCGGGCAGGATTCCTTCCTGTTCTCCGCACTCGGGACACCGGAACTCCTGCTTGCGCTGGAGCCGGGCACCGTTCTCGGCGTAACCGGCTATGTCCACCCAGTTGTCGTCGTGGTAGTGCCCCGTCACGATGCGAGCCATCTTCATGCCCACCATCATGCAGGACACGTCCACGGCGTCCAGTTCCTCTCGGAAGCCGTTCGCCCGGAGGTAGCCGTTCCAGATTGCCGCGATGGCATCGAACGAATCTTCCGGCTTGCCGTGGGTGTCAGGCCGGTCGTAGACTGTCTCGATGGCGTCTTCGAGGACGTGGGTTTCTACCCCCTCGTCACCGCCACCGGGCTGTACCGTCGGGTGTGGTTGTTCACTCATCGGTCTGCTGTCTCTGCGTAGAGTACGTTCCCGAGCGGGACCATTTCCGATGAGGCGGCGATGAACGTCACGCGGGCCTTCTCCCCCATCGGACCAACAGTCACGTCGAGCACCGAGGAGAACTCGCGGAACTCGTTATCGGGGTCGATGAACGTCACATCACCCCCATCGAGTTCCTTGGTGGCCGTGACTCCACCGAGCACCTTCTGGTTGTCAACCTTCGGGCGTACACCCGGTGGGTTCACGAACCGCTCGCCGGAGTACGTCTCCGACTTGTGGTCGCCGCGAGTGGTCGTCCGCTCTGCTTCTACCTTCATGGTTGTGCCCCGCCTCGTTCCGGCTTTCATCGCGGGAGGCGGAACCGCAATCTTTCAGACTGGGAGGCCGGTTAGGCGTCGTACTCGTGTAGTTCTACGTCGATGCTGTCGCCTTCGTAGTCGTCGCCGCTGAACGTCGCCACCAGACCGTTCTCGTCGTGAAGTTGGACTTCATCAGCCCCCTCGACTCGGACGCACTGGTGCTCGGTGGTGTCCATCAGTCGGAAGCACCTTCGGCCCGTTCGGACTGGTTCACGAGGACGCGACCCTCACCCTCGCCCTCGATGGCCTCGATTTCGCCGTCTTGGTCCACGGCGTAGTCGGCCTCATCGCGCACCGGCTCGTAGAGGGCGTCTGCGAGGCTGGTGTCCGCGTCGAGTTGGAAGGCCACCGGCACAGCGACTTTGCCACTCTGCCGGGTGTACCCCCAGTGGGACTCTGCCACGTAGTCTTTCGTCTCCACGTACTGCTGTCCGCACTTCTCGCAGTAGGAGGCGACCCGCTCGAAGACCGGGATGACGATGAAGCCGTCTTCGAGGTGAGCATCACGGAGGTTGAGGATGCCTTCACTCTCGACCGACTCCTCCCAGTCGTGGTCGCATCGGTCCTTGACGCGCTCCTCGTAGTTGTCGCCGGTCTGTTCGTCAGTGCTGTTGCTCCGCCACGGAAGAATTGTGTCCAGAAGGGTCATAGTTGAACTGCCGCAGTTAGTCGTCGTCCGGTTCGTGTTGCCAGCAGACCTCGCCCGGCTCGTCTACCGTCCGCGAGCACTGGCCGTCATCCTTCCCGACACAGAGGGGTTCCCCCTCGTCGTTCGTCGGGACTTCTTCGGGTTCGACCGCAACGGCGTCATCGAGCCTGTCCTCGACCCGAGTGAGCACCGTCATCCGGTCAACCTTGTAGGTCAGTACCTCCACGAGTTCTCCGTCCGGCTCGGGGAAGTCCTCCCCGCGGTTGTCTCGCTTGAGGTGTTCAGTCCGCAGTGTCATGTTCCACCTCGAACTCGTCGGGTGACTGGTCGCTCTCGAAGTACCCGGCGTACTTACCGTCACGGTCGCCGAGCACTTCGGCATCGCCACGGTGGACGCGAGCGTAGACCCCGAACGCGGACTTCTTCACTTCCTCGATGACCTCCGCGACGGCCTCCTGCCCTTGCGCTTCAGCCTCGGCCTGTCGCTCATCGAGGGCCTGATAGAGGGAGAAAGCGCCCTTCTTGTAGTCCTCGATTTCCTTGTGAGCCACGAGCAGGTCGAGGGTGGCCGCCTTCAGGGACATCTTCCCCTCCGGGCCACTGACCCGCACGGACTCCATGATTTCGGCCATCTCGTCCTCGCTCACTCCGTCGAGGTCGAGCGAGGAGTCGGGGTCGATTACGGTGTCCGATACTTCAGAGGTCGTAGATTCAGATTCCTGTTCCGTCATGCTTGGGCCTCTGCTCCGTCGGTATCAACACGGCCCGCCGCTTTCGGGTCGCAGACTACCCGCTCTTGCGAAGTGGCACCTTCACCGGCACAGATGAGGCCGCACTCGGGGCAGACTGGCTCCGACTTCTCGTTGAACCTCGCAGGGATGTTGCACTGCGAGCAGTGGACCGTGTAGGCGTGGACCGACTTCGATACCACTTGGCCCACAGCGGTATTTAGGAGTATCGGAACTCCACTATCGTAGTATTTCTCGTGAGGTTCATCGTCCACCGCGATTTGGTCAACCCGTTGGCCGACCTTGCTTGTGTTTCCTGACATGGAGACGTTTGAGAGGGAACTTACTCTATCGAACGGGGTCCTGTCCTAAAGACTTGACGCTTCGCGCTTCGAGTCTTTACCCCCTACTCGAAGTCCACCGGGAAGAACCACGTAACTGGTCGGGAATCGGAAACGCCGTGGATGGTTGCGGCGGGTTGCGACCACCGCGCGATGGACTCCTCGAACTCCTCGGGAGGCTTCGGCGAACCTGACATGATGACGGGAAGCATCTGCGTGTCCGTCTCGGTCACAGGTTCGCCGTCCTCCATCACCGGCTGGCCCCCCTCATCGAGCACGAACTCCTCGTAGGTCCGCGTGAGGGTATCGTACTGGAACTTGTGGAAGTGACCACGGTAGGCCACATCGAACTGGTGCTTGTCGCGCCAGTTGAACCAGCGGCGCTTGCCCGATGAGGTGCCGATGTGCTCCAGCGAGTCGTCCCCGTGACGCAGATGGCCTTGGTGCGTCCGCATCTCGAAGTTGGTGAAGTGCGTGCTGTTGTTCCGAACGAACGTCACGTTGTCCAGTTCGGACTGCCGCACCATACCATCGAGCATCAGGTACATCAGCCGGTCGGCGTTGGCCCCACCCGAAGCGGACGAGAACCGGAGTTCACCGTGGTTGCCCGACTGGCACACGACCTGAACGCTCTCGAACTCGTTAGCGGCCCGGCGAATCTGCGTCATGTAGAACTTGGCACAGGCCTCGACCTGCTCATCGAGCGGCATTTCGAGGTTGTGCGCCTGACCGGGGTAGATGCCCTCACCAGTCACCATGTCACCACCGAGAAGGAGGTGCAAGGTGTCGAAGGTGTAGCCCGCCGACCGCTGGCGGCTCACGAGGTCGAAGCACGTATCGAACGTCTTCGTCCGACGCTCACGCCACGTCTCCGGGTCGTAGGTGACGTTTCCGAACTCGTCTTCGGTCACGTCCCCAACGTGGTCGTCCGTGGCGTGAATCACCACGTCTTCGTGGCTCGGCTCCTGAACGAGGCCACCGTCGGCGACGGCAGGCTGTGTCTCGTCCAGCAGGGCAGTGAGGCGACGCTCCATCGCCTGTGCCTTCTCGTTGAGGGTCTTGGTTGTCTCCGCCTTCTCGGTCGTCTTGGTGTACCGCTCGGCAGTTTCGTTCGTCGGGTGTTCCTCGGCTTCTGCTCGCCAGTAGAACTCCTTCGCGCCGTCGATGCGGCGCTCGCCGATGGAAACACCATCTTCGTGCTTGAGCGCCGAAACGTGGTCCCGAGCGGTCGATTGCGAACAACCAACCGCGTCGGCGATTTCGGCGTAGGTCGCACCGCCGTTCTGGATGGGGGTGAAGACTTGCTGGCGCTTCTGCGAGTCGATGTGAGGAGTTTCGTCCATAGTGAACTTCGAGTGGGAAAGGCTCACCGTGCTCCAAACGCTCGGGAACACGGTGCAACCGCAAGGACAGGGGTCTTTAGCGCGCTATGCTTCGAGGTCGTCGGCCCGCTGGTAGACACCACAGTTTTCCTTGAGACAGAACTGTGGCGCTCTACCCGGCGTTTCTTCCGTGCCGACGATGTTTTCGCAGTTGAACTCCTTGTAGCCGCGACCGATTAGGTCCTCGATGAGGTGCTGTGTGAAGTCCTCGTCGTAGCCGGGAATCGGCTCGAAGAACTCGTGCATCACCTCGATGGGAACGTCCATCTCGATGAAACGCCCCATGATGTTGAGTTCCATCGCTCGGGACGATTCACCGTAGTTGTAGGCGTCGTCACGCTGACGGAACGCCTTGATGCAGGGTTTGTTCGAGGTGAGGAACAGCACGTCTTCGAGTTCTATGTCATCGTTGGATTCCTCCTTGTAGGCCTTGACCGCGCCGGGGTCGTAGGACGAGCGGCTACCCCGGCTTCGACGCGATGAGGTCGCCGCGTTGCGGATGTGCTGGACGACCTTCTGCCCCGCCGACTCCGAGGGGTTCCGTTCGTAGCCGTCAGGCCACCGCGGCGCGCTGGTGTAGTCGAGGTAGTCCTCCCAGTGGAGGTCGGCAAGTTCTTCGACCGTGATGGGAACACACCAGCGTTCCTCGTCGTCGTAGGCCGCCCCGTGGTGGCGGGTGTTCGGGTGCCGAGCGAGCCGGGCGAGGTCCGAAGCGTCCACGTCAACCCACGGGTCGATGTTGACGCCCCCGGCGATGCTGTCCAGCCAGTCCATCACCGTCTCGCCGTACTCGGCAAGACCGTTCTTGAACTGCCCGAACTCGCCGTTCTCCGGGCTGACCATCGGGAAGTCGAGGTAGAGGTGGAGGCCCTTGTGGCCCGAAAGGGTCACACGGAAGTGGTCCTCCTGCTCCGCCTCGATGATGGCGTCGGCAATCATCCGAGCGCGAGCGAGCAGGGCGCTCATGTCACGACGCCACGCCCCGAAGTCTGTGTTACCCCCGTTGGGGTCGTAGGCGTCGCCCTCCACGTCGAGGTCGATGAAGATGCAATCGACGTGTGGGATGTTGCCGTCCTTCGGCTCGCCCCGAGGGAACGAATACACCGAGTAGTAGCCCGGCATATCCGTCTCGCTGGCCCGTTTCAGTGCGTCCACGAACTCGGCGCGGTTGTTCCTCGGGGTCTGTATCGTGCCGTCATCGGAACAGCGGCGTGGGAAGTCCGGTGCGAAGACTGTGCTGGCTTTCCAGAGTGCTCGTTCCGCGTCCATGTTAGGCTTCTATCCAGAAGGTGTAAGACACCTCGCAGGATTCACTCGTACAGCGGTAGCCTGAACCATGCTGTTCGATTTCACCAGACCCACAGAACGGACAAAACCCCGCATCTCGCTTTGTGGGCCTCATGTGAGTGTACCTTGCGACGGGTCGTCGTCATCGTCGTCGCCACCGAGGCCACCACCGAACGCCTCGGTCGCTTCCTTCACCTGCTGGTCTTCGACCTTCTCCTCCAGTTCGTTCGCGGTCTGCTCTTTGAGGTTCACCGTGTGACCGTCGAACGGGTGCGTGACCAGCAGACCATCGCCCTCGCAGAACCGCGAGATGTAGTCCCCGGCGACCTCATCGGGATAGTGGTCCCGAACGAGGTCCTTCGTGTCCTCGACAACCGTCGGCCAGTCGAGGTTCACGCCGCGGCTGACCTGCGATGCGAACTCCGAGGCGGACCACTGGTGGGGTGTCGCCGTCTTGTCCACCCGCACGTAGCCCTTGACCTTCATGTTCTTCAGCGACGACCGAACGTCGCTGTCCGTGATGTTCCAGCCCCGGTCGCGCATCTTCATCTGGAGCGTCCCCACGTCGAACTGGTTGCCGTAGTTCGACCGGAGAATATCCAGCAGGGCGAAGTCCTTGTCGCGCAGGTTCAGCGCGCTCAGGACCATCTTCTCGCCGAAGACGCGCATCCCGAGCCACGCATCGGCGGGCGTCACGAGAAGCGTCACCATGTTGTCCACCCGCATCTCGTCCGACCACCGCTTCTTCGGAACCTCCATGCGGTCGTCGTAGTGGAACAGCGTGACGCTCTGCATGAAGTCGTTCAGCCGCGGGAAGTCACGGCGAGCCTCGGTGAAGTGCTGTGGGAGCGGGTTCTGGTTGTCCAGCGCCGGAGCGACGGGGTTGAGGAAGCCGCCGTTGCCCTCGTCCCCGTACATATGCATCGGGATACTGCTGACGTACTCCCGAATCTCCTTGGTGCGCTGTTCGCTGTGGTTGTATTCGATGATGCCCGCCTGCTGGCGAGCCTGCCGCTCGTTGACCTTCTCGGTGAGCGACTGCGAATCGTCGATGGTCACGACCAGCGCCCGGTTCCGAACCTCGGGGTAGTCGTTCATATCGACCTGCTGGTTGTCCTCCGCGAGGAACAGAATCATGCAGTTCGGCGGCTGAAGCGTCTGACTCCGTTCCTCGCGGTCCTGCCCCATGACCTCGGTCCACGAGTGGGTGATGGAGCGTCCGTCGCCGTGAGCCTTCCAAATGTCCTCCAGCCAGTCCTTGCCCGCGATGTTGGAAATGTCCTTGTGGCGGTGGACCGGCGAGGAGTTAATGTCTACGTGCTGTTGGTACAGCACGGTCTTGCTCATCGACGTGGGCACCTTGAACACCCAGTCGTCGGGGACCGCGTACTCGGCGGCGTTCACCACTTCGTCCTTGCCGCCCGATGAGAGGCCGGTCATCAACACGAAGCCACCACCGAGGAAGGAGAGGAAGACGACCAGTACGGTGTCCTCCTCCCCCACCAGACCGTAGTCACGGGTCAACTGTTTTACCTCATACAACGTCGGATTCTCGATGTTTTCTACGTTCATGGTCTGAAGGTTGTGTCCGACCCCACGGGCTGTCGGCGGGGAGGGGTCAGCCCCCTGCCCCTACCGGCCCGCGGGGTCGATGGTCAGGTCAGTTCGTTCCGGTCAGGAACGGTCGATGCGCTACGTCAGTCGTCGCCGAACGCTTCTTCACGGACGTACTGCTCGTAGCGCCGCATCACGTCGCGCTCGGCGGCGACTCGTGCGTAGCGGGCCTGTGCCTCTACCCACTCGTCGTGGTCGTCCTTCGACGCGAAGCCAGCCTCGGGCTTCGACGCCGTGACCGTCATCTGCGAGTTGATAGGCTCGAACTCGTCCAGTTGGAGTTTGCGCCCCGCACTGGCCGAGATTTCGTCCTGCGTCTCTCGCACGGTGACGGTCGAGCCGTCATCGAGTTCTACCTCTACTGTCTCGGGGAAGTCTGGTGCGTCCATGTGTTGTCGTCAGGGTTCCAGTCGAGGTCGAACCCCGGCTGGTCGCGGTTTAGGTTGCTGTCCATGAGTCGAAGGCGGAAGGGTCGAGTCTTTACGCCCGAGACGCCACTTCGTCCGCCGCGGCCTCCCAGTCCACGGCGTCCGGGTCGTCCACCTCGTCGGCGGCGAACTCGCGTAGTTCCTCCGCCGAGGCCTCGCCCTGCGTCCGGGCGAAGTAGTCGAGAAGGTCGTCCAGCACGTCGGGCACGTCACCGGGCAGACCGTCACCGTCGTCACCGTCGTCGGCATCGTCCTCCGGCTGGCCACCGTCAGTAGCGGCCTGCGCGGACTCCGAAGAACTGTCGCTGTTGCTCACGGAGCCGCTGGAGTTGCCGAAGTTCCCGGTAGACTCGTCCGACGTGGCTCCGTCCGAAGACGAAGACCCCGAGTCACCGTCCGACTGGATGCCGTTCTCGATGGTGATGAAGTTGTCAGTCTTCACGTCCTTGAGGTTCGGCGTGGTGTAGGTGCCGTCCGAGTCCTCGCCCGGAATCGGCTCCTCGGTGAGCCACAGTTCCATCTCCCGCCCGTCGAGTTCGGGCCGGAGTTCCGGCTCGTCCGTGGTGAGCCAGCCGAAGTCCTCGTAGGCGTCGTCGCCGTCAGCGACCGCCGCCTCGCCGGACTGGGTGATTTTCTTGGCGAGCGTCCGCGTCCACGCCTTGTTCGACAGGAGCATGGACACCTCGCCGACCGGGATGACCGTCTCGGAGCGGGCACGCTCGGCCTGCTCCTCCGAGAGGCCGTCCTCGGTGCCGACGACCTCATCGTTGAGGGCCACGTCGCCGCCCTCCTCGATGATGACGCCGATGGGCTTGTAGAAGTAGTCGTCGCCACCGAACGTCTCGGAGAAGCCGAGAACGCGCGGGTGGTCGAGCACGTCCTGTGCGCTCATCTGCCCCTCGTACTCGTCGGCCTCGGGGTCGTAGGACTCGTACACGAGTCCGTCGTCGGGGTTGAGGTTGAACCACTTGCCCGCCGAGAAGACCTTCCACGTACCGGGCTTGTCCTCGCGCTGGAACACCACTCCGTCGAGAACGTCCACGTCCTCGAAGCCGACGATGAACTTGTCGCCGTACTCCGAGTTGTAGGCGTTCACGCGGTTGCCCGTGACGCTGATGGCCGCGTACTTCTGGAGTTTGAGGGTCGTGTCGTCGTAGTCGCCGCTGTTCGAGCCTGTGCTACCGCCGGAGTTGCTGTATCGGGACATGGTTGGAACGGGTGCCGTCGGTTGAACCGCAGTCTTTGAGCGACCAACGGCCTGCACTCAAAGACTTGAGGTCCGAGTTTTTCCAGTCTTACGAAAGACTCGAAGCGCACCACTTCGAGACTTACAGGACCTCACGCCGGGACACGGAGTCGAACCGTGTGTCGGGCCTGCTTACCCGCCCGGTGGGAGCGGCGAGGGGAACTTCGCCGGGAGTGGGAGTTTGTGCTTCGGAGGCAGTCGCTTTCTCACGGCGGATACCCCCGTGTAGGTACGTCCGGGTCGTTGGCTACCAGAGACTCGTCAGCACGTCGGCCTCGTCGGTTGTGGCTCGGGTCATGCTCGTGGCAGTTGCACGAGCAGTGCGGGCCACAGGGCCGACAGGCACAGTGGTTAGCCATCGGTCGTCTCACCCCCGTCAGTTGCCACCTCGTTCGAGGACTCGTCCGATGAGGCGGAGACGGTTGTCTCCTCGACGTTGACCGCCGAGGACTCGTCTTCGTCGCCGTCGTCGCTCTCGTCGGCCTCTGCGCCCACGTCGAGGCCATCGGACGGCTGGTGCTCGGCGTCCTCGACGGCGACCTCATCGGCCTCCTGCTCGTCCGGGGCGTCGTCTTCCGTCACGACTTCCTCGGGTGCTTCCTCGGCCATCTCCTCGCGGGCCTGTCGCCGTTCCTCGGCGCGCTTCTCGGCGAGGATGGACGGCCAGTCCACGACGGGATTGCCGCGAACGAACTGGACCGGAACGGCCTCACCAGCCAGTTCCTCCATCGAGTCCATGTCGAGGTCGAAGGCTTCGAGCAGGGCCTCGAACTGCGGGTCATCGAGGTCGAAGACGAGCCGCTGAGGCGCATCGAACGGCGTCTCGCGGAGTCGGACTTCCACCTTGGGGTCGCCGAAGAACTCGGCCTCAGCGTCCTCCACTATGTCCGGCTCCTCCAGCACGGCCTCGAACTCCTTCTCGGCGAGGTCTTCGAGTTCGCTGTGGGCCGTGCGGACGGCGTTGGCACCGCTCGGGGAAGCCGAGCGACCGGGAATCAGGAGCGTGACGATGCGACTGACGATGTTGGCGATGGCAAGAGTCATGGGTACGTGCTTCGAGTCTTTGGCGTCCTAGCGAAAGGAGACGGCCCGCAACGCCAGCAGGGCCATCGGCACAGTCGCGGCGGGATTTGAACCCGCGACTGCTCCCGTTTTGCGCCGCCGTGGCACACGGAACCGTTCTGCCGTCAGGCTTTGGGCTACCGTTCAACACGGGACTGATGGGAGCGCCCTAACCACTGGGCCACACGACCGAGCAGAGGGCAAAGATAGAGCCGGATGGATTGCCGCGCCCTCGCCCGTTACGGGCAAGGTCACGCGGCCTCCACACCGGGACCGGCTCGCCCGGCTCAAGCCGTCGGCTGGACTCGAACCAGCGTCTTCCTACGGACGAAGCAGGCACTCTGCCAAACTGAGTTACGACGGCACGGCAGTAGCACAGGTGCAAGAAGTGAGGCGATGACCAGTCGCCTCGAATCCCAACCGGAACGAATCGCGGCGGGACACAACCTTCCGAGGGGAACCGAGCAGGTTCACCCTCAAGCCCACGTACCGCTCCTCGGGAGTTAAAGGGTTCGGGAGAACGGAGAGGTGCGAACTGGGGAGAAAAGCCCCGAGGAGCGTGTGGACCGTATCGGGTGGGTGAAGCCCGCGAGGGTTCCGACCTCGGAATCAGGGACCGGCTCTCACCGACTCCCTTCACTCTATTAGAGGGGAGCCAAGACTAAAAGCCTGTCGTTTCGATTCTTTGCGTCCCGCTTGTGTGATGTAATTACCAAGACTTAAGGGTAAAGCTTCCGTCTTTGTATGTGAAACAGGTGCAAGCCTACGATGCTCAAATCAGATGGGGGTCAGAAGAAAACGACCCACAAGAACGAGGAGCGAACGGTCGAGTGCCCCGTTGAGGGGTGTGATGCAGAACCGTTGGCTCGCGCCCTGCATCTCCACGTCATGCAGTCCTCGAACGATGGCCACGGCGAGCAGGGCGAGATTCCCCCGGAAATCGACCTCGACAGCGCGAAGACCGCTGGCACCCGCGAGGTCGAGATGGACTACCCCGACGAGCGGGAGTCCGAGCAGGTCGCCCGGTTGTGTCCCTATTGCGAGCGTCCGTTCCGTGGCAAGCACGGTGTGATGATTCACCTCGGTCAGACCGCCGGTCGCAAAGACCACCCGGAGGACGCGACCAAGCGCCACGACCCGGAGGACTTCGCCATCGTCCACGTTGACGACAACGGCAACGTCACCGAAGTCGTGGAGGAAGGCGACCAGACCGCGATGCCTTCCACGAAGCGTCGCCGCGAGCAATCGCTCGGCGCGTCAGTCGGGAGTCTTGACGACCAAAGTGTTGAAGACTACATCGAAGACCTCCGCGAGCGAGGCCTCGATGAGGAGGCGGAGCGGGCGGAAAAGATGCTACTCGGAAAGTAGTTCCTCGGCGCTCATCTCCCACTCGTTCTCGAAGTACCGAGTATCGTACTTCACTTCCCGGCCACTCCCCGCCCGGAGTTGGTCCGCGGCGGGCATCAGCCGGAGGAAGCCTTCCTTCGAGGTGTGCTCGTCGTTCTCGACCGCCGGGAGCACGACTTCGAGCAGGAGCGACGCCACTTCGTAGCGGACCACAAGGTAGTCCATCAGCGGTTCGAGGAACCGCCGCATCGACTCGGGGTCCTTCACGATGAACTCGTGCTTGTCCGGC